TTACGAAAAACACGCCATGTTATAAACGCAATATGCCCCCCTTTTGCGTTTAAGGGGGCTAGCACTGCGTGTACTGCGTTTCATGGGGTTCTGAATGCCATTTGTCATCTGAGTTCTTAAACGGTCGCACAGGCGATTGTACTGCGTCTAAGATATGCGTAAGGTATTACACCTAATAACGCATTACAATACACATTTGAGGGCATTTGTACGATGTTGCGATTCTCTCGCTATTTACGTTGCGATTCAATACGAATACTTTGCTTTATCGTTATTCGTTTTTGTGTTATGACATGGCAAACATAATGGTTGTAAGTTGTCGAGTGACAACCGTTCGCCACCTTGCTTCAATGGAACAATATGGTCAACCATTGTTGCAAGTTTTTGTTTGCACATTCTGCACACTGGTTCATTACGTCTTACTAACTTACTTACCTTCGACCAATGATAATCATATCCTTGTTCCGATGGAGTTAGTTGTTGTTCTTTCTTTTCTTTAGCACAGCCACAACACAACGTACTGCCTACGTTTGCTTTGTTGTTGCAATTCAAACCACGGCAGAAGTTCTTGATTCTATTTGGCATCAGGTATCTTCTCGACTTGACCGCCACCGTGTACTGTAATAATAGCATACGCTATCTTTGCACCTGCAATCCAGTACCTCTGCACATTCTCAGGCAATCTGTCAAACTGTTCGTGCTTCTCGCCTATATCATCAGTTGCCATACCTGCTATTGTGCAATGTATACCACGCGCCAACTCAAGTATCAATTCCTTTGTTGGTGATGGGATGTGGGCGTTTGAATGATTCACTCTAACTGCTTGCAAAATAATTTCTACTTGCCAAGTAAGTTCTTCACCTTATCAGACCACCATACACCTGCACAAAAACAAACAACACCAACTAAACCAACAAACCAAACTGTTCCTAATAAACTAGCCATTCCTAAACTCCTTTTTATGTAACATTTCTTTAACTGTCTTATATGACCACGCCAAACTAATCAAACCTGTTGCAACAAGCACAGGTACTAATATCCAACTCATGTAGTTTGCTACTGCGAAGTTGAGTACGATTAGTATAACGCCGATGATAATTGCCCTCATTCCCATACTACCTCTTGTTATTACAAGTGAGGCGATACCAACCAACGTGGCAATCCCACCTATCCAACTAAGCATAGCAAGTTCGTTACCTGCGCTACTTACTTCCCTTGCAACATGACCAACCTGTTCTCCTATCGTTGGTGCAGGATTAAACATTCTACCTATTGCACTACATCCTACCTGCCATAAGGATAGAAAGCAAAGCAGGAACAAGACCTGCAACCGCACCAATGATACCTGCAAAGATTCTAGTCTGTGTATTCTGAACGGCAATATCTTTTTCAATCTTGCTAATCCTTTTTTCCATACTACGCACATGATGTTCTATCTCCTCTAGTCTATGTAGAACTAATTTCTTGTTTTCAGTCCAACCATTTATTGATTGGAATGGGTCTTGGTCACTTGTCATTCATTACACCCATTACACTTTCGCTAAACGCCTTTAAGTCTTTTGCCTTAATAGTAATTAGTAAATCACACCTATTCTTCTTATGTGCAACATAAGGAATACTGTTTCCACAATCCTTTGATGCCTGTTCCATTGCCTTATCAATGTTTAGTTTCTCAACGAACTTAACCTCTGCATGAGTATTTGGAAAGCCATCAACTACATCAGCGTTACCTGCCAAGCCACAATACTGTTGTCCACGTCTTGCATTCAAACCAAAAGTTTGTTTCAACCAATTAGCATAATACCGTTCACCTCTCGCACCTTTTGCTCTGCTGTTCATAGTTATTCTTGAACTCCTGTGCTTGCCTTCGTTGTTCTTTCAAACTCATACCTCGCATAACCAAATCCTTTTCGGTATGTCCTTGAATTCTACCCGAAGCCCACTCATTGTGTACTACTTGTACATCAATGAAAGACAGAGGCATATCGTCATCAGTATTTTTTTCGTCATATTCGTACTGCTGTGCTTTGGTTAGGTCGCATTGACTCAACTCCTTTTGCTGATAACGCCTTACACCATCGGGGCAAGTTAAGTACCTTTGGGCATTTGCACGCTTGTACCTATGACCAACATCAAACTTCAATGCGTGCCAGAGGAAGGTGGACAGCGAAGACAACTCTCGTTTGTATCGTCCACGTTCAAGTAATCTGATGCTTACCAAGAATGCTTCATTACGCAACTCATCTTCTTCCCATAGTGGGAATAGATAGTGCATTCGCCTCGACCACCTCAACGTGATATGTGCTAGGTCGTCCATAATGTCTTGTGTAAGTTTCATACTACTTGCTCTATTTAATATCGTATCTGTTTATTCTTTGTCCTAGGTAAAAAAAGTCCAAAAAAAAACCCCCACACAACTTTCGTTGTATGAGGGCTTCCTCAATCTATTCCATCACCTTAGCAATAGACATCAAGTTTCTTTTGTGGCTGAACCAACTGACCTACGCCACCATGTCGATTAAACGGCTCACCGTTTTCATCTCTGACTAACATCTTATCCTTATCCCTTTCAAGTAAGTCATTAAGCAAACCAAAAACCATTTGCCTGTTGTGTGTATTCAACTGATGAAGTTCACTTGCCAATTTAATTGCTTCAAACATTTTGTTTCCTTTCTGTTTCACCCATAATCTTTACAACTCGTCTGCACAGTTTTATAAACCTGTCCATTGCGGGTTGCTCATAATCTTCTGAAGCATCTTGTTTTAGACTATCCATATTCCAATCTGCTTCTTCTAGTGCATCCATACAATCGCTCATGTCCCTTGTGGTATTTTCAAATCTACAGTAACTCATATTACTCATTGTTCTATCCTTTCTAAAATAGTTTTTACTTTTGCTTTGCCTTCTTCAGTCAACTCCCAAACATTTGCATTCCTGCCTGAACGTGTTGGTCGTTTCTTTCCTGTTGGTACTACCCATCCTTTAACTACGCAACCTCTACGGCTACTGCTAAGAGTTTGGTGTCGCAGTTCCATACGTTGTTCCAACTCATCATCAGTCGATTGTAAAATCTTTAACTCACACAAAACTTTTTCCATTATGCTCATGCGGTCAATACTTTCCAATGCTTCCAATGATGTTGGTTGCATTACTCCTTTCTGGTTATCTGAATTGTTATCGTAATACTTTTTCCTGAAGTCACTTTGCTTTGTATACATTTGCACGATTGCTTTTTCTAAAAAACTCATATTCTTATCCTTTTAACTTTCCACTTGTTCATATCATTGCTTCGCTTTATTACTTCGAGTTCTGTCAATTGAAAAGCATCTAATAATTTCCATACTACGCAACATTGCTCAACCAATCTATCGCCATTTGCTGTTGCAACTATTGCTCTTGGTGAACCTTCAAATGTTTTTTCTTTCAGCGTAACAGCATACCAATCTACATCATCACAACGTAGTCGCTTTGTTTCCCGCCTAAAACATTTTTCTGCTTCAAGTTTCTTAGTAAAAAATTTCTTTGGTTCACCTGTGTTAAACTCTTGTCCATGCTTTACATTGTCTGCAATAAAATATCCTGTGTCTACTTCGTAAATTGTAATCTTCATAATTAAAACAGCAAACAACATCGACACTATTGCCGATGTTGTATTGCTGCGCCTTTCTTATTTAAGTGCTAGTGTAAGGTTCTTGCCTGCTGAATCACCAAGTCTGCTACCGCCACCAAACAATGTATTCAACTGTCTTGCTTGGTCTTTGCCGTTGCCCATATCCTTTACGTTCATATCGTGAGTTGCATATTGGGTAACTGCTTGGAACGCTGAGTATGCTGTGCCATGACAGTTCGCTTGATGCTCATGCTTCATTGCGTAGTCATGCCATGTCTGCATTGTGTTTGCAAACTTAGTAAACGCTTTTGACTCTTGGTCTGTTGGCAACGGTTTGCCTTTACCTTGCTTCCAAGTCTTGATAAAGTATTCACTCATCATTGCGTCATCCCATTCTGTTTCAATGGCTGTTTCCATGAGTTGCTCAAACAACTTTGCTTGTGCTCTAATGTCACCCAACTTTGCTCGTACAGCATCAAGGTCATAAGCGTTCTCGCCCATGTGCCGTAACCGTATGCTTGAATCTCGCATTGCTGCTGCTTCGGTGTTTGCACAAACTACCCGAACATTTGTTTGCCGTACACTCAAACCTGTCTTGCCATCGTGACCAGTGTGAAAGAACGCATACTGCTTGATAACGTCATCGCCATTCTGTAATCCCATCGAACCTAACTCAACAAGAAAGAAAATGCGTTGTCCATTCTTTAATGAACCTGCTGACTCAACTTTAATGTCTTCGCTATGTGCAACGTCATAGATTAGGTCTGCAACTTGCACGTTTTGGATTGGTACATAATGTTCAGAACAGTTGCCAAGCATTAGGTTGAGGTCTTTACGATACAAACCATATCTGTCTTCGTACACTACTCGAGTTGGTTCTTGTGTACCTTCACCCTCAACCAAACCATACAATGGGCAAGTGCCAACTTCCCAATTCATTCCTGCAATGTGCAATGCTTGGTATGGTGTTGGTGCTTCCTCAACAACAATTCCTAAACCATGCCATGCTTGTTCCTTTGCAACAACTATCTTGTCATGTTTTTCTATTTCGTGACTCATAATTTTTTTGTCCTTTCATAAACAAGGGACTTGGCTACACCGTGCAACCAAGCCCCATACTAATTTTTGTAACAAGTAAAACGCTTACTTGTTTTCTTCTAACATTTCTAACTCTTTTCTAACACCTTCAAAATAATCTTCTCGGTGTTTGTCTTTATCATCTGGCAATACTTCAATGTATCCACTTTGGGTTAAAGCCCTTGCCAAATCATTTACCAATTCCCATATCCATTTAAGATACTTCATTACTTAATTCCTTTCTTGATTAAAATTGATATACTTCCCCATCATTTCGCTATTAGATTTCCATACCAATTGTCATTGTTTGAACCATTAAGTTTGTCAAACTTTTCTTCTGTAATATCACCAACATAAAAGTCAATGATGCGCTTGGCTGCTTTTACATGCCAAGTAACTGCAATCCATTTGTATTCACCATCAGGCACAATACACGTTCTTGGATAGCAACCCATTCTTTGGTCAGTACAACCAAACGGATTGTCACCATTGATTCTATCAACGATGATTGTATGACCTTTGTACACCTCTTCGATGTTGTCTGTGTAAGTTGGCGTGTTGTCGGCAATCATTTGTTCCATTGCCTTTGCTGATGCTTCCATTGTTGGTTGCATCGCTTCACTAAAACCTTCGTGCTTTTGTTTCTTACTCATAACTAATTCCTTTCGGCTTTCGCCTTGTTTGTTATTTTCTTTGTATTCCAATTCTTCCTGCAACCAAGTTGTCGCATATACGCTCAACTTGTTTTCTCGTATGTCCAACATTGCCCGCAACTGTCAGGTTCAGACTAATTGTTTTTGTGTCTGTAAGCAAAGTTACATGAGTTATATTCGCTTGAATGCTTATTCCTCTTTTGCTTGCAATTTCTTTTACTGTTTCAAGTTTCATATCTAATTCCTTTTAGAGATTCGTTGCCCAAGCAAGTGCTAAATCTGAAACTTGCTTTCTGGTTGTGTGCTTCCAAGTCATTCCTGTTTCACTGTCTGCAACTGTTTGCTTCTTGCCTTCATCAGTTGTTACTATTATTTGCCAACCGTGAATGTTGCTATTCAATACTTCACAAACTTGGTTGCCATTTGAATCGACAACAGCCCACATTGCGTGGCTGTAATGGTCGATGTGTATACCGTAGTTGTATTCTGATGCTTTTGTTTTGGTAAGTTTCATTGTGTAATTCCTTTCGTTGTGCCAGTTGGCGGTTTGTTTAACTGCAAACTTCTACGGTTGTTGTTCCAAGTTGAACGGCTCGATTGATTGCCCACTTCTTTGCCTCGGCGAATGAACCAGTTGGGGCGCGTTCCACAAAAGCGTGGTTGAACTCGAAAACCCAACCACCGAATCCTCTTGGTGATTTTCCATGTGCGAACCTGAAGTCGCTTGTCGATACTCGTACTTGATTTTTTGTCAATTTCTTCATTGTGTAATTCCTTTCTAAGAATTGTTTGTTTACTTTCGTTCTGTTAATTTTCGTCCGATTGCTTCGTAGTGTTCACACTGTTCCAGTGTATTCATTCGTTCCATAACAACTTCCCAATCCTTACTTGTTATCGGGCAACTTTCGTCAACTGTTGTTAAGGCATCCATTGTTACTGTTTCCATTTCATGTCCTGCTTCAATCAAAGCCATTGCTGTATCCAAGCATTCTGCGTTAGTCATTGCACGTTGGTCTTCAAACAACTCGCCATAACTGAACCCAACACAAATTGCTTCTTTCCATTTTGTGTATTGTACTTTTGGATTCAGTGAAACCATTGTGTGGTACATTTCTTCTGCTGTGAACCAAACTGCTTTTGCTTTGTCCAACTCGTCTTGCTTCAAGTAAAGTTGAATACGTTGGTTTAGTGTGTTTGCTATTGCGTTCAAATCTTTTCTAGTAATCATTGTTTTATCCTTTCTAAGAATTGTTTGTTATTTTCGTACTTCGTTTTTTGCGAGCGATACGGCAAGACCTTCGTACCAATCTCGTTCTTCATCAGTAAGTGGTGAGTCGAGTGTTTTAATAAGTTTCTTTAAGTCATATCCAAACCGCTTACAGGTTTCCACATTGTCAGAATCATCTGAATTGATTTTCTTTGCAATCTCTTCTGCAAACTCCGTATAGAATGACTCGCGTGGTACAAGAATAATTCTGTGTCCATATTTCATAACTGTTTCCTTTCGTTGTGCCTTTCGGCTTTAATAAAAATACCTAACTAACAAATAGCAACACCAACCTTTCGGCTCGTGTTACTTATCCCCTTGCTAAGTTTGTGAGTGTTTAATTTACGCACTCAATATTCTTATCAACTATGCAATTGCAAGTTTCACTTTGTTCACTCGACTACAACTAACAAGTGTTGCCCGATTGTAAATAACATTCTTTTACAACTCGTAACTTTTAATTACTTGTAATGTCTTGGTGCAATAGTGCGTTGCTACATTTGTTGACTTGATTACAACTTCGTATTCGTTCTTATGTGTTGATTCTCTCGATGCTACTTGTGCGTGTCGCCGTTCGCTTTCAAACTCAAAAAAAATTGTTGCAGTTGTTGACTCGATTCGCTTCGCTTTGATTCGCGGTTGAATGTCATTGTCCAATCTGCCTAACTTTTTTTGAATTCTTGTTTGACTTTTGTTCCAACCATCACTTTCGATTTATGATTGTACTTCGTTGGCTTTTTCATTCCCAACCGTTAGTGCCTAAACTCAATAAGAATCAATTTGTATTTGTTTAATATACATCAATAATCGCCATATATGCCTATAAATATGAAAAAAACGTGATTTTTGCATTTATTACGCTAAAAACGCAGATAAATCTGCACCAATACATATATATATGACGCAATTGCCAAAAACGCCCTCACAATTGAATCGTGAGGGCGCTGTCATTATGTGCAGTATTTGCGTTGGTTGTTTTTATTATTGCGTCTGCATTTTCCTAAACACAAAAACAAACTGGGTAAAGGTGTCCGACCATGTTGTTATGTCGTTTAGTTTATTCCTTTCAGAAACCATACCATTATACTTTTTTGCAAACAAGGTTGCCCAATGTGTTGCGTCTTCGGGTGTCCACGTTGCAACTTCTTTACAAACACGTTCTCTGTCTGCCTTCGCTTGCAACTCGTGTAACTCCTTTTCCTCTTGTTCTTGTTGATGTCGAATTGATGCACCGTCTGACTCATTCAATGGTATACCTCGATGCCCTGCACTAACTTGTCTAAACATTTCTGCAACCCATTTAGGTTTTGGGCTATCGCTATTGTAAGTGTGGTAAGTTAAATGCAATGCTTCCCTAAACCATTCAGGATTTAACATCCCAAACTTTTTTGTCCATGATTCCGCTTGTTCTTTTGACGGTTGCCATTTAGGAAACAGACCTTCCATTACCTCAATTGACTTTGCCCATTCGGCGTTCCTGTCTATTGTTGTTTCTATTTCATTCATTGCAACACACCAACTAACCGTAATACAAAGTAACCACCGAGTACAAAGAATGCTCCTTTGGTAAAGTTTACCAACGCATATCCAACCATCATACCAACTGCCTTAAAAGTTTCGCTTTCTTTTTGTTTCTTATCACTCATAAGTAGTGTCCTCGCTCATGGTCTACAGGGTTAGGGTTATCACTTGATTTATTACCATACGCAAGTTCTTCTTCTTCTTCTTCTTCATAACCAAAATCATATTTGGTATAGCAATCTTCAATATCAAACTTAATCTTCATAAACTCATTACATCTATCAGTAAGTTCTTCGTAGCCATCAACCTCAATAGGAGTCTGACTTGCATTGGGTATCCAATACAAACCAGTAACCATAAAGTTCCTGCCTTCAACCTGAGATTCTATGTCATGTCTTTGCTTGCAAGCATAAACATAAGTAAGATGCACAGCGTACAAGACATTATCGTCAGTCAAAAAACTATACACCTCTGTCTTGTCTTGTAAGACGAGTGGTGCTTTGTTTTCTAACGACTCAACAAATTCTAGGTGGGATTCAGCCAAATACCTCATCCGTTCTGCCGTATGTTTATAATTCATTGCTTATATTTCCTTTCTTAATTGAATCCCAACCACTTGTGGGTTGGGGTTTTTTTCGTGAGTCCCAAACGCTTGGGTCTACTAAATGACAATCTTCTTCTAACCATTTGTGCGGTGACTTAAAATACTCACCACTACCTTCTTGCGACTTGTAGTACAAACCAAAACGCTCGGCAAGCAATGTCGCACAATCCATCTCATCTTTACCATTACTAATTGCAACATCTAACACCCTGCGAATCTGCATCCGTGTCTTGCTTGGATTCTGCAAACGGTTTTTAGGTATTGCATTTAATACAAAGTCAATTGCTTTATTATTTTCTCTTGACTTTCTATTTACTAAATAATTATTAGAAGAATCAATTACAGATTCATCTTCATATTCATATTCAACAACTGTTACCTCTCTGTTAGGTGGCTTGTTATCGTTTCTGCTATAACGGCTTTCCATTCCTTTCTTCCCTGCCTTACTTTTATCTGCTCTAACTAATTCATCTGAAACCATACGCCTTGAATACTTAATTCCGTCCTTGGTTTCTGAGAACACGCCACAAGCCTTCAGTTCGCCTGTGATGCGTTTGACTTCTTCAATCGATGCTCCGACCATCCTAGCCAACTGAACGTCAGACACGCCAACTCCGTTTGCGAGAGATAGGTACCCTCGTTGTGGTGACTCATACATTAAACACAACATCTCAATCCACAATCCTCTTGCTTCTAAACTGCAACATCTTATGGCGGGGTCTTTCAACCAATCGCCAGTATAAAATAATATCGCTGGCATCTTGTTTGTTTTTTTCTTCGGCATCAATAAGTCCTTTCATCTTTGCCGTATCCAAAAACTTGCAGGGCAGGATTTCTCCCACCCCACAAGCGAAAGGATAACTTGGTACTCAGTTTTAGAATGGTATATCATCTTTCGGTATAGTGGGAGTCTCAACAGGTGTACTGTTTGAACCTATGCCATCAATGTATCTATCAATTCTATTCTTTGCGGGATACTTGTCATCACCTTTTTCTATCCCAACCTTAACTTTCATTCTTTGGTCTACTAAAATCTGCTCATCAAGTGTACCATCAAACTCAATACTTAAACACCTGCAAATAGACTTAAGTTTGAACAAGGTATTAGGAATAACTATGTAGTCATAAATTCTTGTAGTGCCACCCTTGTCATTAGTAACAACAAGATTTAAGCGTATCATATCATTGCCTGCTTTTGAAACCATTTGGTCTGCCTCAATAACTTCTGCCTCATACTCGCCAACAGGAAAAGGTTGAAAGTCATTTGCTTCAGTTGCATCTTCTGGGTTATACTCAATCATTCTATTGCTCCTATTTTCTTTTTCATTGCTTCAATCATTTTGTCTGCCTTGTCTTGTGGCATATCTTCTAAGACGCCTACTCTTGCTCTTTTAATACATTCAGAAACAAACTCATTACCTTCATTGATGTTCTCGGCAATCTTTGTTATCTGTTCAATCTGTTTCTTTGTCGCAACTTTAACAGCAACAGTTTCACGTTCCATTTCTTTAACTTCATATCGTTTAGACAACGCATCAAAAGTCCAATCGAATACATCGCCATCTGGGAAGCCATCGAGCCGTGTCTTCACAACTTTTGCCTTCCTGTTTGTTGGTGTAATCTTTCGCAATTCTAAAACAAGGTCGAAGATATAATCCAAACGCTTCCAACCATCAAAGGTTGTGCCCATCTTTTTCATATCATCGCCATACACAACTTTACTATGTGCTGTGAAGATAACATTCATATCTAAATCCATGAGCAAGTTAATTAACCGCCTCATGTATTTGTTTGCTTCACCATAGTGTCTGCCAAACTCTGAGCCAACTTTTTCCTCACACTTTTCAATCAAGTCAAAGTATGCGGGTGTGGATGAATCTATTACCAAAGTTTTGTAATCATGCTTTTCTTTACGCAACTGTCTTACTTCTTCAATAATTTCATCCATTGAAGTTGTTTGGAACACAGCACCACCTGCCTTGGTTATGAGTTCCGAGTAATTGTTTGTACCTTGTTCAGTATCAATTATGTAAGGTGCAGGTAGTACGCAAGAGGCAGTAGTTTTACCCACCCCTGCATCACCATACATAAACAATTTTAGCCGAGCGTCCTTCGCTTTCGGCTGTTTTGCTTTGAGTGCCATTGGCAACTCCTTTTAACTTTTGGACTCCCCTCGTTGCCAATACATTGGCTATCTCGTTTGACGATTGGAGTCCGTTCCTTTCGATATATCGGTGCATTATAACAGAACAAGCCAAATACATATAAGGTATAAGTTGTTGCACCTAGCGCGTAAACTGTCGCAACTTAAGAATGAAACGAAAAACATATCAAATATGATAGTTTTTGAGATTGTGTATTTAATCGAGTGGTATTAGTTGTGCTTTCCACGCATCTTTTCCAACTCGGTCTGCCCGTCCTATTTTGGTTTCCCCAACTAAACAAGCCCTTCCCCATTGTTGGATGTCGAAGCGGTGAGTATATGCGGGGCGGTCATCAAACGCCATATAGCCAACATTGCAATAGTGCCACGGTAGTTTGACCCTTGCACTACGCTTGCACTGTGTGGGCGGTACAGGGCGGTGTGTATGCCCTCTAACAATCAACCTGTGCGCATGACCGCCACACGCCATCGCCAATTGTATGGCTTCTAACTCATCGCTGTTTGCACCAGTTGAAAAACCATGACTGAAAATCACCGCACCAAGTTGGTAACAACCTCTTGCACCATGACGGTACGGAACGTGCTGCCAAAGTTTATATTCATCTGCTACGCCTTCAATCTTTCTTGGGTTGCAAAGTTCACGCAGGTCATATTTTATCCTGCGTGAATCGGGGCGTTGGATATTATCGTCATGGTTGCCATCTAACAACACTAATTTAGTGTCAGGTTCTAATGCCTTGCGGATTCTCGAAAGCATGTGTGCCGCAACTTTATATTCTTCAATTAACGTATGCCCAACTGGTTCGTTATCATTGTGAACACTTGCCGCTTCTGCATCGACCACATCCCCACAGTGGATGAAGTGCGTAAGTTTTCTGCCTTTTAATTCTTCAAGTAGTTTGTCAATTGCACGTTCGCTTTGGTACGGGCAATGTGTACAACTGATGGCTGCAAACTTTGCGTAATTAGTCATTTGCTACACCACTGTAATCTGTGCGGAATCAACTGTAAAGTTCCCGCCCCATATAATTAAATCACCTTGCGGAGTCCAATCGACAGAATTGCTTTTCGCAATAAACTTAGACCCTTGGTATAGTGTTACATCATTTGTGTCTGATACTGCATTCTCGTTATCTTTAAAGTTAAACTCACCGCCGTACATTACGACATCATTTACTGCAATTGACTTTTGAGAAAATATACCTTTGCCAATCGTTATATCATTTACTGAACCAGAGTTGCATACAACTTTTCCATTATTACAAATAGTTAAATCGTTACACCCATTATCTAAGTACACCGTTTTACCACACGCAATAATATCTGTTACTGTTCCCGATGTTGTTACTCGTTTTTTGTTTTTGTTAAACCCAACTATCAGGTTGCTATCGCCAACCACATTCAACATGCCAGTAGTTTTGTCCACAAATACATCGAAACTGTTTCCCCCTCTTGTTTCAAAAGTACACTCATCGCTTGGTGTATCCAAGATGTAAACCGTCCTGTTATAATCATCATATTCGCTTAAATGAATCCTGCCAATTTTCTTTTTGATAACCGCAACATTGCCAGTATCGGAAGTTGAACTAACTAAATTAATCGCACCGCCACCTGTTGCTAAAATCTCACCTGTGTAATCTTTACTAATAAACAACGAATGACAAGAAATGCTCCCCGATGTCACAGAAACGCTGCCAGAATTAAATAGTACATAGTCGCTGGTTGTTGGTGCAGTTCCTGCTAGACCCCAATTAAGACCGTTCTCTGCGTCACCATCGTATGCACCATCCCACACGACCCTTCTTGCAACTGTTACTGCAATCTTTGGTCGGTATGATGCCGTTCCGTATTCGCTAGGGTAAAAATAACTTCTTCCCGCTTCCGTTGCAGTATCCGTAGGGTCAAAGCAAATAATAAGCCACAACTCGTCATCCCTTCTATTTATTGCATCAACTACCAATTCTTTAATATCAACTTCTTGGTCACCTTCGCCATCGCCAACACTTATTGAATAAGTTGGCTCTGTAAATGCGCCATTCCCTTCACCACCTGCACCACCCGTCCAAGATACCCCTGTACTTGCAACATTCCACGTTACCTCTGCCTCAACGTAATCTTGGTTTAGTCGTGCAATCTTCATCGTTCTAGTAGGACCTGTATCGCCAGAAGCAGTTAAATATAGTTTTGCACTAACAATATCTGAAGGGACACTGTACGCCGATACGTCAAAGTGCAGTACAGCGTGTCTACGATAGCCAGTATATTGACCGATTCTAAATACCGAGTTGCCACTGTAATTTGTATCGGGCGCATTCTCCCGCAGGTTAGCGTCAGTATCCGCGTAGATTGTTGTAGTTGTTGCCATGCTATGTTACCGTTACTGACCTTCCTAAGTCACATTTAATAATCCCGCCTAAACTAATCGAATTAGTGTAGACGGCATTGTTCAAACCGTTACGCTCATCAATGTATGCTCCTGAATAAAGTGTAGCATTTGTAATTGTGTGGCTCGGTGCTATGCAGCCCCGCATATCAAAGAAACCGCCATACATCAACAGTGTAGATAAGGTGGTTGCTTCTGTTGGTTTGTATCTACAAACACCGTCATATATCGTGATAGAATTTTGTGTACCAGTTGCAGCAACAAACTCAAACACGCCACCGTACTGCGTCATAGAATTTGTTGGTGAATAAACTACTAACCGTCCATCATCAATAGTTACATCAGAACCAGTTACATCAAAAGTACTTTCAACTTCAATCCGCACAGACTTACAACCAATCATATTTGTCTCACCGCTTACTTCACCTGCTCCCGAAAGTAGCACAGTTCCTTTTCCGCCTGTAACTCGCAGCGTTCCTATGGTACATTCATCTAGTTCAAGTGCAGGGCTATCAATAGATGTTGTTAAGACATTCACGGTGGTCAGTGTTCCTTTTATTGCTAACGCTCCAACAACCGAAGCATAGTCCAAAGTTGTTACGTCTATTTCTAACGATGAAGCATTGACATTACCTGTATACTTTGTACCAAAGTTCAAACTTGTTAACGCAACAGCAGATTGGTCAAAGCCATCTGTAACATCTTGGCTGCCACTAACAAAATAAACGTCATCGCCAGTTACGGGAACGGCAGGCGAACCACCACTTACAGTCCAATTCGCTGCGGTATCCCAATCGCCTTCATTACCGCTATCAGTTCCAACCCAAATTACGTTGCTCATTTAATTCACCATTTCCTTATTGGACATTTTTCAGATTTTAGCAAAACTTTGGCGGCACAGAAACAACCACAGTTAGTGCATACTCCAAAGTCATAGTGCTTACAATCATTACACTGTTCTTTTCTCATTGCTACAACTTCCTTGCTTGCTGAACCAATGCCTAATTCTGCCTTAAGCATTCCCGCAGCACCACGAACCAACCGAGATAAACCAACTGCGTTTCGTTTAGCAAGTTGTTCGGGTGTTGCATCTTTGCCACAGCCACTACAACCTTCTTTCTGTTTAGGTAGTTGTTTTTTTGGAATAGTTTTTGGCAGTTCTTTTTGATTGGGATGAACGGATACGCCTTGCTCAAGAATCTTGGCATGATTTTCACATTGAAGAATTGCAAAGTATTCTATGTCATCATAAACCCAACTAATTCTATGTTCAAATAAACTCATATTGAAACTGCCGTAAATGTAACACCTGTAATATAGCAGTCACCGGCATCACAAACACCACCATATGGGTCACCATAACCCGTCCAACCTGTAAACGTATTGCCGCCCACGCAACTATCAAAGTTATTGTAGTCATCCACAGTTACAATTTGAACCCAATCTGTAAATGCCGTCCACTCATAAGTATTGCCGCCCCAATGGACTTCACAATATCGTGGCGGTGAGCAATCACAATCTTCTGGCTGCCCGCCCGCCATATATCCAAAGTCAACAAGCCCACTCGCACCATAGCGCATCTTTTCGCACCTCTTAAAATATATCGAAGCATCTTCCTCAATTATGTTTTTTTCTTCATCCCATACTTCCAAACTAATTTTTTCAAAAATCGTGTCAGTAGCACCCGTGGCAACTACGCCATGTTCGTCTGATGTAAGGTTTATGCAGTTTGCTACGCCACTTAATGTGTTTCCACCGTCCGAAGAACCACCGTTGATGGACAGGTATTCTTCGTGGTAGCAACAATCCCTAAAATACCATCTAAACCTTATCGCAGTATTTTCATTTTCTTGGTATACCGTAATCTTCCAAAGTGCCTTTTCACCTGTTCTGTATTCTTCGCAACCTTCGCCTTCTTTGAACTTCACCAAATCGCCTGAAATGTCAAAACCTTTGTACCATGTTAAATCTTCTTCGCTGAGAGAACTGTGACCTCTAGTTCCAACTCCTGCCGCTTGTACCATACCTTTGTAACCAGAGTTGGCTTCGGTGTAACAATCCCCACATGCTGAAAAGAAATCAACTGGCAAATCTGAATCTAGGCAATCGCCATCGTATGATGTTCCATCCGCGCCTAATTCGTAGTGCGAGTCACACCAGTCATCATAAAAATAATGCCACCCTGCACCACTCACCCCACAGGTAGTTTCCACATCACAAAATCCACTTCCTTCATCCTCGCCATGATATACATGTAAAGTCATAGATACACCTGTCACATAGCCAATTGCACATGCTGAACAATCAGGCGTAGGTGTACAATCATACACCGTACCGCCACAATCAACTAACCAAGTATCAATTCTATCTGCTCCTTCACATTCTGTGTAGATTTCTGCGTCACACAAGTCACCTTGATAACAGTTACAGCAAAGACGTTGCCTCATTAGACATCTCCAATCTTAACAGAATTGCCATCTGCATCCATGTAATATAAATCGCCATCTGATTCATCAACATAAACATACGCCAAATCATCTTCGGCAACAGGTGTTGGTGGCGTTACGCCATCTGTAACAATAAGGAAGTCAGAATTACAACCGCCGTCATGCTCGTTGGTGTTACTAAATACATATCTTGCAACTGTTTGGGTAGTTCGTCCAGTAAGTTTGGTCAACATAACTATTGGATTTACAGCCAAAACTATTTCACAATCTGTTTCTGTACACGAACCACCGCCTATTGCTTGCATAGAAAAACCTGCGGGGTAAGTATCTGCTGCCATGTTTACACCCGCCGAAGCCCTTGTTTCTGTATTAGCAATTTCCATTAAGTTAATTGCTGCATAATCCCACTCGTCATTATCGCCTGTTGATGTTCTTGTTGGACTTGTTGCAGCAACACTATTATCTTCTTGAATTGAAACTGCCGACCAAGAATAAATATATCTATTAGGGTCAATACATTTTGCCTTTGCAAGAACGACAGGGAATGACTCATAAACCTTAACGCCTTCACTTTGTTCAGAAGTTTCATCCCGTATGGGTGCTTCAAACTTTCGCAACATCTCCATCAACCTTCGCCATAATTCTGGCGTAAGGTTGCCCATACCATGTTGAATTGTGGGGTATTGTCCTTTTGTCATGGTGAAAAACTAAATGATGTCTGGCTTGGGAACGGTTGCTTAAAAAAGATGTCGAGAGTTTCATCTTCATTGGGTTCAATTTCGCCATCGGAGTTTCGGTTTGGCACCTGTCGCATGTGGCTCCACTCGTCCCATAAAAAGTTGTAAGTAACGTCCCACGCTGTTTCAGTTTGGCGTTGCACACTCATACCAGAAAATAAAACAGAACCCGCATCGAAACCATAAAAACTTCCACTGTTTCTTTTACCCGCTTTTGTGTTGGTGGGAGTTAGATAGAACACAGGACCAAAAAAAGTTTCACTAATAGCAAGGGTTGTAACGCATACTGGAATGGTTACAGGTCTACCGCCTTTGTGGATAACTGTTCCACTACTTATTAGTGAGCCGTCATCACCGCCTTGGTCTCCATTTGTGGGAATAGTTGCACCAGCAACGTAACCATCAAGCAGTGCTACTGTTGCGTTGACAGCATAGCCAGTAAATAGTCGCTCAACATCACCACCTTCACCGTCATCGCCGTAGTTGGTATCAATGCCAACTTCGCCTATTTCATCGTGACCACCACTTGAGCCATCTTCACCATCAGGTGGTTCAAATACGCCACCATCTTCAGGGTCTATTTCTGTGTTATCCCCATCATCTTCCCACTCGTCATCGTCACCGCCTGCATCTGTCGCTTCTATTGGCTTAGCGTAAGTCCATTTTAACTGCCATGTATTTGCTCTTTCAGATGAAGCCGAAATATCAAAACCGTTAGCGAAGATGCCGCTTATGTTTGGGTGGGTATCACTAAAACTCACACCACCCGCATAGTTCACGGCAGAGTCTACTGAAAGAAAAGCGCCCCCATCATCGTAAACTAAAAAAGTTCGAGAAGCAGTATAAGAACCTGCCGACCTTGCAAGTGTTCTGCTGCCTAATCGTTCTGTATATTGGATAGTCATGTGAGTTGAGAACCCCTTTGCTTTAAGTCAATTAGGTTCCTGTTTACATTTTGTAGTTCTGTCCATTGCCTCGCATTCAAGTCGTTGGTTGTTTGAATTAGCGCCTCGGTATATGCCATAGACATTCCTTGTACTGAGATGGTTGCATTTGAAACGCCTGTTTCTATTTTATTTTGTAAACCGTCAACGTCTGTCTTGAGTGTCCCACTCAAGGACTTGGCTGCGTCCTTCGTGTTTGTTGAAACATCCTCGCTGCTATCTTTAACCGCCCGTGTAAGTATTTCAATTTGTGCTTGTGTGCTTGCAGATTTTTTTGCAAGCATTTCCGTTTCTGATATTTGACCAGCAACTTTTACCGTACCCAAAGCAGTTTGTAAACCTTCGGTTAAATCCTTAACCGCACTAGCAGTATCTACACCGAGTGTTACATCATTCTTACTCAGTTCTTTTTCTAGTTTTGCAACGGCACGACTAAAAGTATCTTCACTTATAAAACCAAAATCCATTAAGCCTTCTAAATCTTTCAGGTCGTCTTTATATTTTTCCAACGGCGTTCTAAGTTCGTCAGTCAATGCTTGACCTTTTTTTATTAAATTATCCATTGCACCAGCCCAAGCACGCGAGTATTCTTCAGCACTAAGTTCAAGTACCTTTGTTGTTTCATTCAGTTGATTTAATTGAAAGTTATAAGTATCAAGAATACTAAGACCTTCATTCCAAGTATTATTTCCTGTCTGTATAAGTGCATTGACTTCTGCTTCTGCTTCTACTATTGACGTAATCAATCTCTGCCTTTCAACCATTGCCTTTACTTGTTCAATAGCACCTTCTTCACCGCCCATCTTTTTAAGAACTTCTATTGCTTTATGTGCATCTATCTCAAACTTTTCCCAACCGTGAAAATCCCATTGGTCATTTAATTTCTCGCCAAACTGACTCATCTTGTCTAGGATTTTAATTGTTGCTTCATCTAAATCTTTTAGACCTTCAGCGCCACCTGTCAAACCAAGCGATTCTAAAAACAGGTTGCCTTTTTTGTTTGCTGTTGCTTTTATTTCTTTCTGAAGTTTGTCCCTGTTCTCCCTAAACTTTTTGAGTACCCTGTCAAACAAGTCATCTACCGAAGCACCGCCTTCTCCCAACCACCCTTTTTCTATCGCATCTTTAATATCCATCACGTCTGTCTTCATGTCAGACAAGTTAGTCATTGCACCCCAAGGGTCTTTGCCATCAGCAATACCTTTTATTGCATCCCAAAGACCTGTAAGTATCTGCCCAACATTAAAAAGAATTCTTGCTTCTCTTATTGATTCATTAAAGAATTGAACCATTGCAGCAATTCCCATGCCCGCAGTTACAATTAAGTTTTCTACTATTCGTTCTAACTCTCTTGTACTAAACACAAGTGAGTCTGATTCTGCTAACCATTCAACAAACGCAGAAGTCATTGCATTTACTAAGTGCGTTGCCACTTCGGTTACTTGTCTAAGTGCAGGTTCGAGTTCGTCACCAACAACAATCTTGAACCCACTAACTGCAGACTTCAATCTAATAAAGTCACCTTCCAAAGTGTCCATTCTCATCTCAGCCATTTTCTTTACAACATCAGAAGCGGTAATACCTGCTTCACCCAACTCAAGCATTTTCTTTCTCATGAGTGCAAGCACTTGGGTTACGTTGAATCCACGGCGTCCAAACTTTAACAAGTCTTCACTTACTGTATGTTGTGCAGTTATCCAATCGTCTAAAGCCCTTACCCCATGTTCTTCAATTTCGCTCGCAAGTGCAGACATTACACGTCTTAAACCTGTACCCGCCATTGAACCTTTGATACCCGCATCTGCAAGAACACCTATCATTGCTGAGACGTGTTCAATCGAGAAACCTAAAGCGCGAGCAACAGGAGCAACGTAAGCCATTGCATCTGCCATCTCAAGAACTGTTGTGTTACTTCTGGACATTGTTATTGCAAAGACATCTGCAATATGTGTAGTATCTTCTGCTTGTAAGCCAAACGCCCGCATAGCATTTACTACAGCGCCACTTGCTTCTGCCAAGTCCATATCCGCAGCAGCGGCTAAGTCTGTTACTCCTTCGATTGACTTTATGACTTCTATACCATCAAGACCTGCCCTTGCCAATGCAAGCATACCACTTGCAACTTGGTCAGCAGTAAAGACACTTGTTCTACCTAAGTCAAGTGCCTTCTTCCTCATCACATCAAACTCTTTTCCAGTTTTCATCGTGACCGCACCAACCTTTGCCATAGATTGGTTAAACTTTGCAGATTCTTTTACAGCAGACACCAAGCCACTTACTATTGCTTTTCCCAACTTTGCCCACACCACTATAGCAGCAGTAACAGCCGCAACTCCAAGCACCGCGGGGTTCATCATAAACTTACCAAAAGCGGCAAGAGAGTTTTTTGCCCCACCTACACCACGCTGTAAACTCCTAGTGTTTGCTTTTATGTTTATCCAAAGATTGCCTATTGTCGCCATGCTATTGCTCGCTCTTTTCTTTTGCTATTCCCATCATTACCGACTTCATTTCTTCACCACTCATTATCTTTGGTTTGCCATGCTGTCCAATTGGCATAAAATCATCTGGCGAGAACGTCTTGCTGTTTTTTGCCCTGTTGCAGTTTGCGACTGTACTGGCAATAATTCCCGCTTGCAAGTCAGACCTAAATGTACCAAATGGTTCAATCGAATAATAGGCAGACCATTCAGCGAGTTCCTTAGCATCTATTCGCAGCAACAATTCTCTAACTGTCATGCCTAAAGCCAACGCAAGGGAAAAGTAGAAACGCCGCTCTGGGCGGCTCTTTAGTTTCCCACCAAGTCCTCAACATCTTCATTCCCAAGCCCGTTGAGTCGCTGGGCTACGCTAAACAATAAATCTAGTGCAGCCGCAGATTTTTTTCCAAGGGCTTCAACATCTTTGGCGTTGAATAAGCGCATACCATTTTCCTCACAAATACACAAGACACATAACCTAGCGCGAATGTTGACCAGATTTATGTCCTTGCTCTTGCCTTTGTTGCTTACGCATGATTGCTCGAAGGCATCACGTTCTGCACCTGTAAGCGTTCTCACAAATACATCACCGCCCCACTGTGGAACGGAAACTTTTTCCCGTGGAAGGTCATCAGCGTTTAGAATAGTTTTTTTATCCAGCATGGTATCTCCGTTTTAGAAAGTAACTGCTCCTGTGATTTTCATTCCTACACTGCAAGTAAGTTTATCATCAATCGCTGCACTTGGGGAGAAAGAAGTAATTATTGCACTAAAAGTACAAGTTGTGGCATCGCTCCAAGCAATGCTTACATCCTTGCTTCCACCGTCAATATCTGCTTCTAATGCTGTATGACTTGCATCGCTTGGGTCATACGCTATCTCAAAACTACAGTCGCCACCATCTTTAATTCCACCAATGAAGGTTCGCCACGTTGAGTCCAAGTCTGTTGAATCTATTGTTGCGACTGCTACCGATACAGCGGCTATAGATATTACGTCACCAATTAACTGGCTGTCTACTGTTATTGTTGTTCCATTTGATGTTACTGCTCCCATTTGGGCTTCTCCTTGTTGTTAACTAATATACCAAATTACATAATCACTATCGATAGAGGACATTCCTCTATCAAGACCTATTGGTGAGATGTCCACATTCCCACTATCGTTATCGTGGTAACAACTTTTTATTGCCACGCTTTCACTTGTACCAGAATAGTTATCCAAGGCATTTTTAACTTTTTCTGCAAGTTGCTTTGCCTCATTATAAGTTTCTGCCCATTGCTCGATTGCTAAGTTAGCCCTTGTCAAACTTAACGAGCCACCCAAACCATGTGCAGGTTCGGTTGAATCCAAAGTGTAAACTATTGCAGGAAAGTCCTGCCCTTGTTGCCTCATGTAAGGATAGATGCGACCAGACACCAAATCATTGACATCTGTATCCGCAACAAGTACACTTCTAATTGCTTTTTCTATTTCGTCTGCCATCTAAATACTCGATACCATTGCTCGTCTTTCTTCCATGTTTAATTGCATCACATAAATCCTAAACTGCCTTTTCGTTTCTGCTTTAATAACTCTACTAAAGTTTCTCATTGATGTTTTCCATTTTTTCTTCCACGCTCTAGTCATCCACTTCTGCGCCTTTTGCCCTTTAACCCATTTCTTGTGACCTTTTTGTCCAAAGTAATTGTTTATGAAATGACCTTGGGTTCCCCATTCAGTCAAGTGAGAATAATATGTCCTAAACTTTTTGATGTTTGAATATAGGTTACCAGAAAATGTGTGAGCCCACTTGTTACTTTTTGTTCTTCGAGCAACTGACTTCTTCAATCTACCTCTACGCTTACGAGTTATTTGGTTAAACACATCACTATAGAACCCACCATTATAATTCCATATCTCATACCTTTGCCACTGTACTGGTGCCAATCTTTTTGCTTCTTGGTAAAAAGGTTTTAGTGCCTGTTGCATTGCCTTTCTCATAATCGCTTGCTGAATCTTTTTGGGCATTCTTTCTAACATATCATCCAACGCCTTCAAACCAACAATGCCACTCGTAGCGTCACCCATTGATATTGTTTGCATACTTCTTGTGCCAACATTAAAGTTCATTCCACCAAAAGAACCACCAACACCAAGAGTTGTATCTTGTATTTCTACCATTAGTTTATTTCTTCCCTGCAAAGTAATTGCAATTCCTTGTCTGCTTCATTTGTATTTATAACTGACTCGATTCCTAAAACCTTTGAACCAAATAATAATCTTTTCTGTGGGGAAGCATCTGTGTTGTATCTCATCATAACTCGGTGAGTAATTATGCCTGTAGTTCCTTCTGCAACTTGTTGCTCAGTTCCACTTAGTGGAACGATTGAAGCCCAAACTGTTGAATCGGTTGTCCAAGTATTTGCGGGTTCACCATACCCATCCAAAGTTGTACTTTGCGATTGGATACTCACTCGTTGTTTCATGGTTCCCGCAAGCATTAAAACACCTCTGGTATTTCATTTGAAGCAACTAACATTTGAATACCAAGTGGCAACTCAGTTACCCTTTGGATTGTTGTTGCTTCTCTGTTTTCATAATAAGACCCAACAAGTAAACGAACTGCAAGTCGTATTGATTCAGGAACATCTGAACCAGCGGTTCCATATCCTGCGGTATAAACAACAGTGACTGAGTTAGGCGTTGCACTTCTAACATCAGGAAAATCTACATTGTAGACAGGGGTAATTCTTGCGGGTTCAGAAGTTGAATCCAAAGTATAATTTCCACCTGCCCAAGTTTGTGTAGCACCATCAGTGTCAACATACTGGATACTTGTAACAGCAATAGATGGCGGTCTTGGTAAAACAATACCATCTGATGTTGAAGGGAACTTGTCATACTTCAAAGTAATTGTCTGAGTAATAAAAGCCCTTCGCATCAACACTTCTAACGTTTTGGTTGCGGCGGTAATGTAGTTGCTGAGAAGAGTATCATCATCTGATATATCAATCCGCAACTGTGACTTGGCTTCTGTAACCGAGATTGGTAAGGAAGCCGGTGGTGTTGTTACTTTGAAACTTCTCCAACTCATTCTTTGTCTACCGCTTGTTCAAGGTCATTTGGTTTACTAACAGCCCTACTTTTTTTTGGTCGTGGCTTTTCAAAGTTTACTGGTCGAACTACACCTTTGCTTACTAAGTGCTCGGCATATTCTTTATCAAGTTCAACTATTGCACCAACAGAAAAAGAGCGACCATCTTTTGCAGTGCCGTCTTTCAATACTTCGTACTTCATTTTATTCTCCTGCTACGGTTAAGGGAGAGGGCGATTGTCTAACCCTCTCCCTTTATGTAGCCGTTCAGTTTATTAACTGGATGTCCATGCTTTAACTGCTTCGCTTGATGTAAGTTGACCATCAACTCTAACATCAGCCTTCAGTCCAACATTTCCAGAAGCGGCATAAAGTTCATCCAAGCGTTGGAAGTTCATACCGTTTTGGTATGTAATCCAATAGTAAGATAAGTCACCAAACAGTATTGCTCTGCCACCAACTCCTGCATCGTAGTCATCGCAAGCATCGTTAATTGCAACAGGTCTGCCCATTAGCGTATCTGCCTCACCAACAAGTGCTGAAGGTTGCCAAATATATGAGCCACCTGCACCAGTGTTTAGGTTGCGAAGGTAACCCGCAGTTCGTGAGTTGAATAACCAAGTGCCATTTGCACGGTAGGATTCTTTCAACGAATAGAACAGGTCTAAAACTTCTGACCAGATAATGGTATCACGAGTTGCGGAAGTAACGCCGTTATCGCAGTCATTCATTACACCACTTGGTGAAGTTGTTGATGCCGATGCGGCAGAGATGAATGCAGTATTAAGTAAAGTTGCAAAACTACGACCAAACATTCCTGCCAAGAAACCTTCCATGTTTACATAAGCATCTGAAAGAAGTTCTTGTGAAACCGTTAGGATTCTTGTTGCCTTGTATGGCGAGAAAACTAATTGAGTGAATGTGGTTTCTGAGTCATTGTAAGCAGCATTTTCCGTAGTCCAAGCGGCTGTTCCAACTGCGTTCTGTACTGGCACTGTAATTTGACCACCAACTTGCATTGAAGTCGCGTACTGTGTAAAGTTTTGTGCCGAGTCCATTGTTTCAATAATCATATCTTGCAAAGTTGCTTGACCGAATGCAAACATTGGTGCAGTAAAACCACCCGCAGTATTTGTACCTTCAACCATTACTCGCTGTTCTTCGCTTGACATTTTGGAAGTACCATTGCGTAAATAGTTCATAAAAGCATCACGGTATTCTTTTGTTTCAACACCTGACCGTACTTCTTCTTGTGGTTCGGCAAGTGCAAGTTCAGAAGATTTACCTGCTGATTCTTTAATTGCTCGTTCTTCTTTCATCAATGCTTCCACTCGGTCAATGTCCTTCTTTAGAAGGTCGGAATCATCCAACATGGTATCTACCTGTTGGCGTTGTTCCACATCGAGAGTTTCAGCACTATCCATTATTGCTCGAGCATCTGCAATAAGTTTACATCGCTCATCTCGCATTTCTTGTGCTTGTTTAATAGACATAGTCTTTCCTCTGTAAGTTTGTTGTAAAATTAAAAACGAATCTTGCTACGGCAAGCGAAGTTTAGCCAATGGGCTATTAGTTATAGTATCACCATAAAAATAATAAAGCAACTGCTATTGTTTCTGGTCTTGCTATTATTATGTATCTGCTCCAGAACAGCATTAGTGGGTTGCCTTGCAAGTGAGCAAAACAATGACCGAAGTTATACAGACAGTAAGTATCATCGTGCTTAACTCAAACAGTTTCAATTTGGTTTTATAAGACATTATGCTTCCTCTGCTAAACGTAGTCGAAGTCGCAAGTCGATAGTTTCGCCAACAGCATCGAAGTCTGTATTCTCAACTTCTTTACTTGCTACATATTCCTCATGAGAACGGACATTGACTTCAGTTGATTGGTAAGCAGGATTAGTTACAACCGATACATCAAAAAGTTTTGCCTCTTTGATTGTTCTAATGTCCTCGCCATCTCTTGTTTCCCAATCGTCTTTGATATTGTAAAAACCAAAAGACATCGAAACTAAGTCACCTCTTCTCAGAAGTTCGACTACATCATTGCCGTCTGTTGTGTTTGGTGGGTCTATCTCAACTCTTAAACCATGGTCATCTTCCCACAAGTTCAAAGTACCCGCACCTCGTCTACCAAGTATTTTATTATCGTCATGGTTAAACAAAGCATGAACCTCATCATTGTTTGCAAGTGATTCTGCAAACGCTCCACGCTGTATTAACTCCCTGAACCCACCAAGATTTTCAGACATAGAATCAAAGACAGAAGCGTACCCAACAATCTTTGGTGCTTCAGATTCAACGCCATCTTCACTTCGAGTATGCGCAAGATGCAAGTCATCGCAAATCCGAGTTTCTTTTTCCATTGTTTTGTTTTCTTCTTTATTCATTTTCTTGACTCCGTTTAAGTATTATGTCTAAGGTCGCTTCATCCATAAAACTGTTTGCCCATGCAGTACAGTTTTCACAACTACGCTTTTTTGTTTGAGATGTTTTAATTGCTGACTCGCAAGTTTCGATTAGTACATTGGCAACGTCTAAAGAATTTAATTCTAATTGTCTACATGAGCCATCTATAATTTTTGTTACCTTTTCTTTTAACTGTACATCTTGGTTAATCACCCATTCTTGCCATTCTTCATCAGTCATCTTTTCCATTTTGCGAGTACAACTGTTTCTAATAATTGCAACAGCCCTCTTGACTGAATCATGCAACCAAGCCCTGCCTTCAATCGCACCACCTTGTACTTCATTTGCCAAGTTTGAATCAATGAAGTTAAGTGGTTGGATATAAGAATCACCACCTTCAACAGGATTCAGGTTCTCTCTTTTGCGGATGTCATTTACTGAAAGCCAACCAGATTCTCTTGCCATCCTATAAGCATCGTATCTTTCTAATGTGTTGCCCCTTAACAGTTCTTCTGCAAGAAATTCCGCATAAACTTTTTGCTCATCGTCACCAATTAACTTACGGTTAATTTCTTGTTCCCATCTACGCAACCAAGGCATCAAAGTACTTTGCATATAAGCAATCTGTTGTGACTCTATATTGCTGAAAGTACTCCTACTGAGGTCGCCAATCATGTGCGGTGGCACTCGATACATACGAGCAATGTCTTGTAATGAGTACTGCCTTGACTCTAGCCACTGAGAATCTGAGTGTGGGATTGATAACTGCTCCCACTTCATTCCTTCTTCTAAGATTGCAGTACGTCCTGTATTCTCTGAACCGGAATACATGCCTTGCCACCCTTCTCGAAGTCGCTTGGCGGCAGTTTCAGATAACTTTGCGGGATGCGACAAGATGCCAGAAGGACGGCTTGCATTTGAAAAGAATGTACCACCACTCTTTTCCATAGCGGCACTTATGCCAATGGTTTCCCTTGCGTATTCTATTGGCGAGTATCCAATTAGCCCATCATGCCCAAGACCTTTTATGTGGAAGATTCTATCGCTTGAATAATTTATTTGACCACTTCCTGAGTTATAAACGTAAACTACTTCGCCATTCACTACGCCAACTTGCATTTTCTCTGGAAGTAATATCCAAAGACCAATAACATTTCCCGCATTGTCTTTTTCTATTTCTGCATAACCATTTCCATAAAGTAAAACATGAGCAGTTAGAACTTCTTTGAAAGTAAAAGGGGTCATTTCTGAGTTGGGTTTCTTTGTTAGTAGTTGTGATATAGGATGAGAATCAATACCTTCCCGCACCATATCAGAAACCTTTGAGTAGATTTTTATTGGAAGCGATGCCACGTCTTCGCTAATCACCCTAACACAAGCAAAGACAGCAGGTTGGTGCAGTGCACTATCTGGTGTAATTTTTATCCCAGAACTTGTGGAAGAACCAGTAAACACTGACTCCCACCAAGACGGGTCTTTCAATTGCCCCCTTATTTCTTTCTCGCCTGACCGTAACCAATTTATTATTCCCATTTATAAAGTCTCCAGACCCCTATCCTCATAGACACTTGTGCTATCGTTGTTTGCTATTGCTCTACCAATACCCATAACGCAAGCCACTATACCATCAATCCTTTCATTGCTTCTTTTCTTTGAGGGCTTGATATTACCTGCGGGGTCTTCCTCGGCAGAGCATACACTCGCATTCCATTTAAGTACAGGGTGTCCATTGTGTCTAAATCGTTTTCCTATGATTGACGCTTCTAATTCTTTTGCAGGTGCGGACATACTTTTATAGCCCTGACCAAAGTAAGCGACAGTAAAACCTGAGTTCTCCAAAGTGATTGCCAGTTGTGTAGCATTCCATCTATCTATTGCTATCTCTTTAATATCGTATCTTCTACCTAGTTCAATCACTTTGTTTTTAACATAACCATAGTCTATTACGTCTCCTTCAGTGCAATAAATAAAACCGCCATCCCGCCAATTTGGATAAGGCACACCATCTCGCTTGTATCTTCTTTCAATGTTTTCAGATGGTATAAAGAAATAAGGCAACACATCATAGCCCTTTCCTTCTTCATCAGTTCTTGGAAATATCAATACCAACGCAGTCAAGTCAAGTGTTGATGACAAGTCAAGACCCACATAGCAAGCCCTGCCTTCAAGTTGTTCTTCAGTATATCTTTCTTCGCACTCGTCATAGGCATCCATTGATAACCAACGGCTCAATGCTTCGGTTGGTTGGTTCAAGTACAACCTTCGGAAAGCATTTGAATAACTGGGCAACGCTTTTGCCTTTGCACACTCTTGCTCGTAAAACTCTACAGGCGTAGTTATACCAAGTGACGGATTAACTCTATGCCACACTTTTGGGTCATCCCATGCTTCGTCTTTCTTTGCACACCACAACGCAGGAAGAAAAGAATGTTCTTCGACCACGTTATCCCTTACCTGTTCAGAATAGTGATGGAGTTCTTTCCACAATGTTGGCTCTGCTGTTCCTGCTGTAGTAATTGATATTGTCAAAGGTTGATTTCTTGCTCCTTGACTCGTAACCAATGCCTCATACAAATCTCTAGCATCTGGTTTAGTCCAGACGTGCAACTCATCGCAGATAACTGCACTAGCATTTAATCCATGAGCAGTTCGAGCATCAGAAGATAACGCCTTCATAGTTGAACCTGTGCTTTCTACAACAATGGCATTCCTGTAAACAATACACATTCTGGAAAGGTATTCGTCTGCTTCAACAAATCTTTTAGCAATACCAAACACAATGCTTGCTTGGTCACGGTCGGCGGCTGCTGTATAAACTTCAGCACCTTCTTCTTTATCAGCAACCAAACAATACAAAGCAAGCCCAGCGCAAAGATGACTCTTGCCTGTCTTTCGTGGTAACTCAACCAATGAAGAACGATACCTTCTTGTGCCATCAGGTCTAATCCAGCCAAACATATTCGCCACAACACTAACTTGCCAAGCCGAAAGGTGAAAAGGTTTCCCCGCCCACTTTCCTTTGTCATGTTTTAAGAATAAAGAAAAGAAATCAACTGCCCTTGTTGCAACTTCAATCTTAAACTCACTATCACCGCACTGGTCGTAAGGGTTATAGTCAGGTAACATTAAATCTACTTCAGTTTCTTTATCTGTCATCCTGATAGATACTTCATTCGCTCATCTGCTTTTGTTGCTTGCTTATCACCACCTGTAACAATTCTACTCCTAGATGATGGAGTTAAACCAAACTCACAAAGCATTTCCTTAAATGCCTTGCCAAAGTTTCTAGCCATTGCAACATAAGGCGACTGTTGTAAATACTTCACGTTGTTATTGGCATCTCTTATTGGGTAAACGTCACCATGCTTTTGTAACATTGCTTCACTCCGTTTCCAATTAGAAAATGTAACACATAACAACTCAAACGCTTTTCCATCAGCGACAGTTAAAACATTCATGCCAACTAACATTGGCGCTAACTCATCCCAACAATCTTTTGCTATGCCTTCTATTTCTTTTGGGCATTCAGGCACACCAACGTCTGGCATTGGCTCGTCTTTGTTTATATCACCACGCCAACTACCTCGTAGTTTTAACATTGCGGTTGGTGTTGGTTTCGGACCACGCTTACCCATACTGCTCTTTCCTCTCGTAATTGTCGACCAAAGCAAAGTTGGTTGTTGATTCTCTAGCAAGGGTATCATCTGTATCAATCGGTAGACCCGAAGCCACCGCGTCCTTGCTTGTTAAAAAGACTTCACAGTTTTTGAGTTGGTGCTTGTCAATGAGATGGTCGTGAGAACCACCACGACTTGCAGTTAAAGTAAAATTGCTTGGTATGGAATACTCACAGTTTAACCAGAACGGCACTGACTTTGTGAAAGCCCAAAACTCAACCTCTGGCATTAGTTGACAAATAAGTACCCAAGCATTGAAATATCTTTGATTGAAAAAGTCACCACTTCCGTGGATACGAACTGCACTTTCTTTTCCTGTGAACATTTGAAAAAGTGCCACATATATTTCTTTTTCACTTTTCATTTCTTTAAGTTCTTCAAAGTTTGCCCAACGGCTTTTTCTGACCGCAGGAAAACGCTCGGCACTTGCGGCATAACACCTAAAGGTTCTTTGCTGACCAGATGTTTGTTTGCCTGTTTGTCTATCGGCTTTGGTTAAACATTTGCAAGCGTAAGGACAGGAATGCCCCGCAGGTAAATTGAACTCCCACACATCACCCGAATAGTAACCATTCTTTTTAATTAGTTTCATTTTGCCACACATCGTTTTTTTCCTTGTCTACCCATGATGCACCGCTTGTATGAACTCTGACTTTAGCGAAGGGTTTTCCCGCATCTCTCCAAGTACAGTTGTTGTTACCATGTCTGCATCGGGTTGCCTTGCACCTCTGCAAGCCATACACTGATGGGTCGCTTGCACATAAACTCCAACGCCTCTTGGCACTAAGTGAATCATTACCGCGTTGGCTATCTGCCTAGTCATTCTTTCTTGTAGTTGTAACCGTTTAGAATAGCACTCGACAAGTCGCGGTAACTTTGACAAGCCAACAACTTTTCTTCTTGGCAAATAACCAACTCCGCAAGTTCCAACAAAAGGCAAGAGGTGGTGTTCACATAAAGAAGCAAACCTAATACCTCTCACAATAACTAAGTCATCGTAGTTATCACCTTCAAATTGTCTACTTAGTATTTCTTTTGGACTTTGGTTGTAACCTATGGTCATTTCTTTCATTGCTTTTACTACACGCTTTGGCGTGTCTATCAATCCTTCTCTGTCTGGGTCTTGCCCAATCTCAATAAGTAAATCTCTAATACCTTCTTCGCCTATACTCATTACCTTATTCTCCATAACTTATGGTCTTGCACACTTAGTTGCCAATCTGGATTTTGCTTTACTAATTCGATGCACCAAAGAACAGCATCTTGGTTTTTTTCTAAACCATTAAACGCAGGGGATATAACTTTATTCTTCGCCTTGCATTTTGGTTTAGGTATTCCTTGCAGGTTGCCTCTTACATATTTAACTTCGTCTGCTGTTAGTTGTCTTACGCAATGCTCCGCAACCTTTGGCGAAACTGTAATCCAATCTAAACCTAAATCTGAAACGTCCATGCTTCCATTTGTTTCTATTGCTGTATACCAACCATTGTCTTTGAACATTGAAACTAATTCTTTGTCCAATTGGATTGCAGGTTCACCACCTGTAAAAATTACACTGAACTGAACATGGTTACTATTCGCTTGCTTTACAGCCATTGCTTCGCAAGCATCAACCAAGTCATGAGGTGACATCTTAATACCTGACTCAAACTCGGTATCACAGTCAAACCCACCTATTGACTTTTCGCCTTCTTCCATTGCACACTCTAAGTTGCAACCCTTGAACCTCACGAATACATTAGCCGTACCAGACCTTACGCCTTCACCTTGCAACGAGTAAAAGATTTCGTTTACCCAGTAGCCTTTCATAGTTTTTCTCCTTCAGAATCTACATGGAATGAAAGTTCTTCAAAGTCATCTATTGGCACCAAGTAACCACGCACCGCAGAATACTCGCCTTTAGGAGTATTGTTAAACAACCGCAATTCTTTTGCTTTACTAATCAAGTATTGCCTTATCGCTTCTGTTGTTACCCAAAACATTCTGCTTTTGGTTTGGTACACATACCACGTTGCTTTTGTAGTTTGAATCCCCGAATACTCATGGTTGCATTCTATTTCAATAAATACGTTGCCAGTTTGTTCCGCTTGTCTGTCTGACTTAATTTCTACACCTTTTTCTATCTCGGGTACGAATAAGTCGAACGCTTTGAACTTCCCTTCAATCATAAAGGCAAGTGGATATTTTTTTTGTATTCTTTTCAGAATAAGGCACTCCGCATCCTTGCCATATTTCAAATCTGTTTTGAAAGTCATCTGGTTGCTACTGCAAAACAGTTTTCAGTTTCGTATACTTTTATCATCGTAACTTCAACTCCTTTGCTGTCAAGAATATCCCCACTGTTATCTAACAAGAATTGTGCAATGTTTTCTGCTGTTGGGTTTGTTGGCATTACAAAAATCTTTTGCTCACCCATATTCTTTAGTACATCAATCACTTCCTTGTCATCTTCCCAAACAAGGAAACCGTGGTCGAAGTTGTCATCAATAAACGAACCAAACTCTTGCTTCAATACACTAAAGTCAATAACTCTACCAATCGAATCTAAACTTGCTTGTGCTGTTATGTAGACAATGTAGTTATGACCGTGAAGGTGTCTGCATTTCCCTTCATGTCCTTTTACTCTATGCCCTGCACAAAACCAAAGTTTCCTTGTGCAACTAATCATTTTTGTTTCCTTTTTGATACCAAAGATACGCTGTTTTAATAATTGAGTTTAAGCAGTGACAAGGTTTCCAATTTAATAGTTGCTTTGCTTTTGCTGTATCAGCAATAAGAACACTTGGCTCGCCTTGTCTTGACTCGCTTATTTTTAAGTTGATTTTTAATCCTGTTTGACTAGTAATTGCTTCAAGTATTTCATAATTACTGTAGCAAGATTTACCGCCCAAGTTAATTTGATAAGCACCTACTTTATTTTGCAACATAGCAATACTATCTAGGATACCTTGAGAAATATCTTCTACATGAACATAATCCCTAACACAAGTTCCATCCGGAGTATCGTAGTCATTGCCAAACAATGTAAACTGCTTTTTTGAAATTGCACTTTCCATTGCCTTCGCGATAATATGACTCGCATTACTTTTTTGACCCATTTCACTTTCGGTGTCTGCTCCTGCAACATTAAAAAAACGCAAACTAATACTCGATTGGTTATAAGCCGAGTAATAACTTTCAAGTATTAGTTCAACCATTCGCTTGCTCCAACCATAAGGGCTACAAGGATTAAACTCCATATCTTCAAAACAAACTCCATTACTTGGTTCGCCATATACTCCTGCACTCGAAGCAAATATAACTTTGGTTTTTTTGTTGCAATTTTTTAATAACTCAACTGTGTTGCTAACATTGTTTTCCCAATACTGTCGCGGGTCGATAAGACTTGGAGTTACAAGACTTGTCGCTCCAATATGAACCAAACAATCTACATCTTTAACTTTCAAATCTTTATAGTTACAGATTTTTTTTGTTGAAAAATAATCATGAGTTATATCTTCCAAGTCATTTGCAGTCACAGTATGGTTATTCTTAACAAGACACTTGCAAGTTTGCGAACCAATATAACCACTTGCTCCTGTTACTAAAACTTTCAAAACTTTGCCTTTTGTATGTTATCCCTATAACGATTACTGTTCCTCGCCCATTGCTCGCCTTCGCCTTGCATTATGTCAACCATTCTTTCAATAGTGCAGTTTGTCCAATCGCTAATCTTTCCAATGTCATTACTTGCATTTTTCAATGAAGCAACGACTTTATTAACTGCATCTTGCATAGACCAAGGAACATACATTCTCCTGTGGTCATTTGCAAAAGTTTCTGGGAAAGAACGATATGCAGGAAACACAACATTGCAACCAAGAGCATCTGCTTCTGAAACCGTGTTGCTTACCCAATCTTGCAAAGCACAATTGAAAAGGACTTTACTATCATTCACTAACTCATAATACTCGTTCTTAGAAAGGTTTTCGTACATCGAAAGCAAGCCTTCGTCTTGCATAGTTAAAGCCCTGTCTACATATTTTTGGTTATTGCTTTTCAAATCGCCACCACTGAAAATTGCAAACTCAACATCTGGCATAATGTTTTTGACTTGCAAAACTAAATCCATATAAAAATCTGGTTGCTTCTCTTGGTCAAACCTTGCAGAAAAATAAACTCTATCTTTTCTCTCGCTCCATTTTTTGACGGACTTAACCCTAGAAATAACTTCGTCTTTACCAAAACTAAGTCCTGCAATGTTAAATATAGGAGCAGACCAATTAGCAACTTTCATATTCGCAACCATTTCTTCGCTGGTTGCCAGTATGTTCACATTTGGAATCTCATTGCACATCTGCTCATAACAACTCATCCATCTACTCATTCCCCAAACATGAACAAAGTCGTCTGGGTCTATTGACTGAGCCAAACACCTTAAGTAAATTGTAGGTCGTTGGTTTTCTGGTATTTGGCACAGTATGTAAGGCAAAGATTCCATTCCTGCTTGAAACATATCTTCAAAAAAAACCACATCTTCACCCGAGCATTCGCCCGACTTCATTAGTTGCACCAAGTTCATAAGTTGGCTCATGCCAAAAAACGACCGACCATGTGCGTCTAAAACTTGCCCAACAGATATTGCTTTCGTATCGTCAATAGTTTTGCCTTCAACAATTACATAGTCGATACCAAGTTTAGCAAACGCTTGTTCACTCCATTTTTGCAACTGCAAGGTATATCTACCTTCGTATGGTTCGAGACCCATATAAAATAATTTTCTAAACTTCATGCAAGTAGTCCTCCAAATAATTGATTTCTAAAAATTGCGGGGCTGAGTAAACTGCAAGTGATTCTTTGCTTGTTATTTTTACTTCAGAATTAGTCCAAGTTAAAATATGCGATAAATCTTTTAGTTCGGGATTAAAGTTAAAAAGCAACCTTACGCTCCGAGAGTTCAAACAAGTTGGTATCTTTAACTTTGCAGTTATATCTATTTCAATTGTAAAAAGTTTATCGTTGTATTTTTCAACAAGTTCAATTGCACTATCAAGTTGAGTTTGTGTTTTTACTAAGTCGCATCCCGCACCAATATACAAATGCAATGGCATATCTTTAGGCAACTTTGTTTTCATGCAACTGCAAGGAATAAAAATAGTCGGCAACCCATTCCACTTGCCTTCACATTCAATACCAAAAAATATCTTTTTAGTTATCATCAAACAAAACCTTTGCACCATTTTCTGTATCTTCAAAAACAGAAATTGACTTTAACTCTGAACCCATTTTTAATTGTTTTGCTAATTGTTTTACAATGTGTTCACAACTGCAACTTTTAAAGTCCAAGTAAAATGGGTTGTCTTTATCTTGATACAAAACTCGAAGTGCAGTATCTACTTTATCTTTAAAGTCAAAAAACTCTATTTGCCTATCATCGTCAGTCACCTCAACTTCTAGTTCAAAGTTAAATATGTGCCGATGCTTTCTCATGAGCAACCAGTCAAAAGTTCCAACTGCATTCTTCCATCTGTGAAAACCTTGATGACTTGTTCTAACTACTATTCGTGTTTTCAATTTCTATTCCTTTATTAAGTTTATTTATAATTGAAACTATCATTGACTCCCAATCGGTTTGACTTTTTTTCCGCAATGCTTTTAATTCAAAAAACATTTTTTTTGCTTTTGTCCAATTCAAGTACCCTTTGTCATCAGAGTTTATACAAGCACTTGCAAGTGTATTTAAGTCACCACATCCAGATACAACTAAAAAGATTTTCTTGCCTCTCTTTCTTGCATCATTGCACAAGGCAACAAAACTAGCAACTGTTTTAAAAGAACAATATGAACCCGCACCAACAGACATTAACTCTCTATCTTGCCATTGAGTTTTTGTTATCTTGTCTCTGTTTAAGTGCCTTATCAAATCTTTATTAAGTTTATTCTTAGGCAAGTGTCTTAACTGGTGATAAAAAGTACCGCCTGTCATTTTCCCACCAGACACATAACAAGCAATTCTTGAATACTGCTGTCCTGCTAACCACGTTGAAGCATCTGCTGAATTAACTGGCAACTTGTATAAGTCGGGTATTCTTACAAAGGCAAGAAAGTGAGCCAACGCTTTGCCGTTTGTAAACTTCTCAACATCTAAAGTTCTTCGCCATTGCCAATCCTTTGCACCAGACCAAAACTTTTGACCACCCGCTATGCAGATATACTTGTTGTATTCGATTAAGTTTAATGACTCACTAGACTTCATATCTACAGTCAGCACAGGCATTGGAGTAACTCCTTGCTCATACATGATGTCTAAGTTTCGCTTTGTTTTTTCACTGTTGCCAATAACATCGAGTTGAATTGTGTTCCACGCTCCACCATGAGCATCTAACAATTTAATATAGTCAATATAATTCTGAAGAACAACAGGTTTGCCTAATTTAAAAGCGGTGTACGCACCAGAGTCAATCAGCAACCTTGTGTTTGCTTCACTTGTTAATTTGCAAAGCATACTTGTCATGTGCCTACTGTTGTAGCAATAAGCATAAGAACATAAAACATTTGGAAAACTAATCATTACTTAATTTCTACATCTTCCCACTTGTTTTTGTAAATTAGTTTTTTAATTGCTTCTTCTACTTCTAACTTCATGTTCATTTCACAAGTAACAATTATTTTTGAAGTTGGTTCTATAACATTCTCAGGCGTTTGGTCAATATCAGTACCACCCCAATCTGCTTCACCTGTCGCAATGTTAAAAGAATCAACGTCAAAACCGATTGATTCCAAATCTATTTCATTTGACTCAACCAAGAACTTCAACACATCGCCTTCCCATTCACCCAACTCACTCGTTCTATTGTCTGCAATTGCATACGCGGTTGCTTGCTCTGCTGTTAGTTTTGTTGTAACCGTATCAACGGTTTTCCAACCAAGTTCTTTTGCAACAACCGCGGTGCAGTTTCCGGCAATGATTTTCTTGTCTTCGTTTATGACAATTGGTTTTTGCTGACCGTACTTTTCAAGTGAAGTTTTAACTGCAAACTTATTTTCTTCACTGTGCCGTCTTGCGTTCTCATCATCGAAAACTAATTCTTCCAACTTTGTTTTTTTCATGTTCATTATTGCGCTCCTTTTTGACTCCATTATGAAGTTGGTTACTAAGTTACCAAAAATCGCCTACCCCTACCTATAAAACTCGTGTATTTCTTTGTGAGTT